ACACAATATCATAAACCAGCCAAGGATATAAATTATTCGCACCCCACTGGTATCCCAAGCGGTGGCAAAACTTTTGATATAGGTTAATATGGAAAAAGAAATAGATTTTAATAAGATAGCCAAGATTGAAAAGGCTATTTCGCAAAAGTATGGCGATCTTGCAGTTCAAAATCCAGCACATTTTTGGAATGAAGAAAAAGAAAAAGAATATTTAGAACAACTCAAAGAAGTTTCTAGAAAACATCAACATCAAGAAGAATCTGAAGAGCAAAAGCTAAATGGATTTTATGTAAGGGGTAAACTATTTACTAAGGAGCAAAATAATAAATGCTCCAAGTGTAGTGTATACTCCACAAAAATAGTTGATGATTTATATTTAAATAAATTCAACACTTGTTATACTTGTTATATAAAATACATTGAAGGGACAAAATAATGGCTGATACAACTCTGGCAGAAGTAATGAAAGTTTTAAGACAGATCCAAGCTCATTCTTATGACGGCGCTTTGACATTTGATGGCAAGCCATTAAAAATTGGAATGATGAGAGAAAATCTTGATGAGTTCCATCGTAGAAAGATTGATGCATTCTCTGTATCATCTGCAATGCCCGATGTTGTTAGAATTAAATATACAAGTCAGTGCAGGCTTGAGGAAATCAAAGAAAATAAAAACTTTGAAGATGAAGTATTTGAAGTTGTTGGCGCTATTAAAAATCACCTTCAAAAAGAGTATAAAAGAATGTCTGGCAAAAGCGTTTCTTTGTCTGAAGTGAAGAAGCATCCAATTGATGTTCAGTATATGTCTAAAGTTAATTGCTTTTTGTCAACATGTGTTGAATATAAAGTTGCTGGTGGTGTTGGGAAAGACGAAGATTTGAGCCTAAAACCCAACATTAATGATACAATTAAGAAGTTCTTGCAGCAAGTAAAGGTTGAAAAAAGACCTTTAAATGACACTCGTCCAAAAGAACAAAAAGAAGATTAATGAACTATGAACTGTCAAAACAGGAAATTATTCAAGAGATAGTAAAGTGTGGCAAGAATCCCGCTTACTTTATTAACAATTTTGCTCGCATTACTCACCCAATCCACGGTCCTGTTCCCTTTAAATTATATCCATTCCAAGAAGATTGTATAAAACAATTCGTTGATTATCGCTTTAATATTGTTGTTAAAGCGCGTCAGCTTGGTTTATCTACAACTGCCGCAGCATATGTGGCATGGCTAATGCTTTTTCATAAAGACAAAAGCATTCTTGTTGTGGCAACAAAATTAGGTACAGCAGCAAACTTAGTAAAGAAAGTTAAATCTATTATTAAGAACGTTCCTGATTGGTTGATGATCTCTAAAATTACGACAGATAATAAAAACTCTTTTGAACTCGATAATGGCTCATGGGTTAAAGCTTCATCAACTTCAGGCGATGCTGGTCGTTCTGAAGCGTTGTCGTTGCTTGTAATAGACGAGGCTGCACACGTTGAGAATATTGGCGACATGTGGGCTGGTCTTTATCCTACATTGTCTACTGGTGGTCGCTGTATTGCTTTATCAACCCCAAATGGTATTGGCAACTGGTTCTATGATACATACACAAAAGCAGACAGACAAGAAAATGATTTTAATCCAATAAGTTTGCCTTGGAGTGTCCACCCAGAAAGAAATAATGAATGGTTTAAAAAAGAAACTAGAAATATGCCGCCAAGGCAGATTGCACAAGAATTAGAGTGCAACTTTAATATGTCTGGCGAAACGCTATTAAGAACAGAAGATCTATTGTTCCTTGAATCACTAGTGCAAGAACCAAAATATAGAAGCTCCGTAGATCATAATTTATGGATATGGCAAACATTTGATTCAACAAAAAAATACTTTTTAGTCGCTGACGTTGCGAGAGGCGATGGAAACGACCATTCCGTATTTCACATATTTAGAAACGATACGATGGAACAAGTTGCAGAATATCAAGGAAAAGTTCCTGTCGATATATTTGCCAAGTTGGTTTTTGAAACAAGCAAAGAATATGGCTTTTGTTTAACTGCTGTTGAAAATAATACAGTGGGCTTTGCTGTACTTGAGAAACTAAAAGAACTTCGTCACCCAAATCTTTATTATTCAGTAAAGACAACACATGAATACGTCGATCAATATCAAGCAGAAAATATGTCTAACTCTGTTATTGGCTTCAGTACAACACAAAATACTAGACCGCTTGTTGTAGCTAAACTTGAGGAATATATTAGAAATAAAATTCTTTTAACTTACTCTCCAAGATTATATGCAGAGTTTAAAACATTTATCTGGAATCACGGCAAGGCTCAAGCTTCTAAAGGAAAAAATGACGATTTGGTAATGGCAGCAGCTATTGCAGCTTTTATTAGAGATAATGCATTAACAGCAGACAAACTTAATGTAGAATATAGAAAAGCAATTATTGATGGTATAAGAAAAACAGAGAATCATTTTACAACAAATATTCCGGGTATGATAAATATGCAAAAGACGGATATCTATGGTAATAACATAATACCTACCAACTATTTATCTAAGAATAAAAGCGCACTTCCCGTTTTAATATTCAGGGGATAACATGGCAAACAATTGGAACAAAAGTAAAAATAATCCTTATAATCCAGAGTCGGAGCTTTATCGCAGGCTTACTCGACTGTTATCTGGTCCAATTGTAAACTTCCAGACACAAAAACCAAAGTATGGCAGAATTGATCAATTTATTGATGCAAGCAAATCTAACTTTAAATCTGCATCTGGTCAACAGTTTAAAAAACAAACATATGATCCATTCAACAATCTTCAAGCCATGGCTGTTGCTAATGCCAGAAGAAACGAAAGATATCTTGATTTTGATCAAATGGAATATACACCAGAGCTTGCTTCTGCTTTGGATATTTATGCAGATGAAATTACAACATCAAATGAATATAGAAATATATTAAAGATAACATGCCAAAACGATGAGATCAAAGAAATATTAAAAACATTGTTTTATGATGTTTTAAACATTGAATCAAATTTGTTTGGATGGGCACGCAATATGTGTAAGTATGGCGATGCTTTTTTGTTTTTAGATATAGATGAATCATTAGGTATAAAGAGTATTATAGCGTTGCCAACTTCTGAAGTCGAAAGGCTTGAGGGTGAAGATAAATCCAATCCAAACTATACTCAATTCCAATGGAATGCCGCTGGCTTAACATTGGAGAATTGGCAAGTTGCTCACTTCCGTGTTTTGGGAAATGATAAATATTCACCATATGGCTCTTCAGTATTGGAGCCAGCGAGAAGAATTTGGCGTCAATTAACAATGTTAGAAGACGCAATGATGGCTTATAGAATTGTTCGTTCGCCAGAAAGAAGAGTGTTTTACGTTGACGTTGGTGGTATTGCTCCAGAAGATGTTGAGCAATATATGGAAAAAGTCATGACGCAAATGAAGCGTCATAAAGTTATCGACAATGACACTGGCAAAGTAGATCTTCGTTATAACCCAATGAGTGTTGATGAAGATTATTATATTCCAACCCGTGGTGGTCAAAGCACAAAGATTGAATCATTACCCGGTGGTCAATTTACTGGAGCGATTGATGACGTTGAATATTTAAGAGATAAACTATTCTCTGCCATAAAAGTTCCACGTTCTTATCTTGCGCGAGGCAAGGATTCAGCAGAAGATAAAACTACGCTTGCTCAAAAAGACATTAGATTCGCAAGAACCATTCAAAGATTACAAAGAGCCATTCTTGAACAGCTTGAAAAAATTGCAATTGTTCATTTGTATACATTAGGATACAAAGGTTCTGATTTATTATCTTTTGATTTATCATTAAATAATCCATCAAAAATTGCCGAGCTTCAAGAGCTTGAACAATGGAAACTTAAGTTTGAGGTTGCTGGTGCAGCAACTGAAGGATACTTTAGCAAGAGATGGGTTGCAATTAATTTGTTTAATATTTCTGAAGACGAATTTAAAAGAAATCAAGAAGAAATATTCTATGATAAAAAAGTTGCTGCCATGCTTGAACAAGCCGCTGCTGGCGCTGCTGCTGGCGGAGAAGCCGCTGCTGGTGGCGGTGGAGGCGGTGGTGCTCTTGGCGGTTTTGGTGGCGGTTTGGGTGGCGAACTTGGCGGCGAAGCTCCACCAGAAGGCGAAGCCCCAGAAGGCGCACCTCCCGAGGGTGAAGCGCCAGAAGGTGAAGCGGGCGGTGGAGAAGATGTATTATTAGCCGCCCCACCAGAAGCAGGGGGCGCTCCAGCAAAGAAAGATAGTAAATGGAGCAATGTGGCTTATATACAATATAAAGATGGTTCATATGAAACGGAAGGTTCAAATGGAAAGCCATATACTCCAGTAAAAAGAGATAAAAGAGAAACTGCTGGAAGGACTAAAAATTATTTAGCGGCAGGAGGCTCTAATCTATCAACGGATGCTAGAAGAAATATAACGCCCGGATTTAATAATTTAAATAGAGCTTCAAAAGGGTTAATGGAGAATAAAGAAACTAGTTATATTGATGATACGGAGAAAAAACTTTTTGAAACTAAAAAAGATATTCTTGATTTGATAAAAGGCTTGGAGAAGAAAAATGAAAATGAAGCATAATAAGAAAAGAAATACCGCTTTTCTTTTTGAAGTTCTCTCAAAAGAACTTACAAAACAGATTTTAAGAAAAGACAAGCAACAACAGGCGATTATTCTTGAAACATTGAAGATGTTCTTTGCGAATGGAACATTGCTCAATAAGGAATTAAAGCTGTACAAATACTTGGCGGAAACTAAGAATCTGAATCAAAAGGCTGCCGTAGAACTTGTTAAAAGAGTTCAACAAGAATATGATAGGCTTGATGAAACAATGATTTTTAATGAGCAAAGCAGGCTCATCTCACACATTAATAAAAATTTATCAAAAGACGTTTATAATTATTATGTCCCAAGTTATAAGAATTTGGCTTCCATTTATCAAATGTTTGATAGACAAACTCCACTACCAAAGAAAGTTATATTAGAACAACATATTGTTCATAATCTTGTAAACCAAGACAATGAGCCAAATAATGTTGGTGATGTAAAGCTTCGTAACTCTGTTGTGACTTCAATAGTTAAAATATTTAATGAGAAGTATTCTGATCTCTTAGAAGAGCAAAAGACACTCTTGAGAAAATTTATTTATTCTGTTGAAGATGCTAGTGAGTTTAAATTTTACATTAATGAAGAAGTAGCTCGTTTAAGAAAAGCACTTGAAGATTATCGTGGCGATAAAGACGTTGCTCATGATAAAGATATGAAAGTAAAATATGACAGAGTGTTTGAGATATTGGATTCGTTTAAAAATGATCCTGTTCTTACAGAGTCAAAAGTATCTGACTTAATGAAAGTTCAGCTATTAGTTAGCGAGTTAAATAAATAATGATAAAAGTAAAGCTACCAAATCAAGAAGAGGCACAGCCAGAAGTTCCTGTAGCTCCACCAGAGCCTCAGAAACCAAAAATTAAAATGGCTGAACCAGACAATAAAATTCAAGTATCGTTAAATAAAACGATACCTGCAAGAGTTATATTGCCAATAAATATTAAAAAAACTTTGGATGGTAACGTCTTAATAAAAGATCATCCACTAATTGATATCATGGTTTTACCAGCCGCAAATAAAGTTATAACTATGGCAAAAGATAACAAATCCAGAGATACGTATAGCGCACAAAAAGATTTGTTTGAACTATTGCGTTCCTTTGGTTTAATAATTCCCGATTCTGTTCAGGGCGGCTCTACATATGGCTCTTTAGAGGCGCTTTATCCACAAAGCGATAAAGTCGATTCCTTGTCTGCTGTATTGATTGGTATCTATAAATTATTACAGCAGCACCAACAATATAGTAAAATTCAAACTGATTATGAAGAAGAATTTGAAAGCTATCTCACAGATCCAGAAGAGGGAGAATACACAGATTACGATACTGCTATGTCTACTCACCGAGTTAGAAAAGGTTCAATTGATCCAAAACAAAAAGCATTCGGCTTGCTATTCAGGATATAATGCAAGTACTTTATTTTATTTTGGTCTGTTATGGGCTGACCCAAATACTATGTTATGGAAAAATATTTGATAAAGTAAGACCAGACAAGGAATGGTTATTTGGTTTTGGTCTTTTATTCCACTGTTCCATGTGTATGGGATTCCACGTTGGTTGGTTTGTTTATACACTTTCACTTTTTAGCAAACTATTTATTTTTGAGTTCAATTTCATCGACATGTTTTTTATGGCATGTTTGAGTTCGGGCACTAGTTATATTTTAGACAAACTGATCGATGATGAAGGTTTGAGGGTAAAATGAATCAAGATTTTAATCCATACACAATGATTCACTGGAT